GTCTTCTGTCCGCCATTCACTGGCACGAATCCTCCAGGCATCGATGAATACCATGTTCGTATGCCTAACGGGGCGCTTGCTCAGAATGCGTTCATGTTCTTCAGTATGTGGTTCGGACCTGTTGAGACAAACACGACACTGCTTCCATACTCGCCGCCTGACTGGGGCGTTGAAGGATACCCTGGCGGCGGTACGTGTGGGCTCAAGTGGCCGACAGGAAGCCGTGAGCGTACAGACACGATCATCACTGCAACATTCGAGGATGAGATGGGTGCGACTACGACTAGATCGTGGGACATCCCAACGAATCCATATCCTGGCTGTGGCGTTCAGACGCCATCGAGTTCTATTTAGGGAGGTATCATGGGACGATGGGCAACACTGGCAAAAGGAATGATCCCCGTATTCTGGTCAAAGCTCGCGGCTGAGCTTGGCATTGAGCCGAAGTCAAATCGTGATCAGACCGCACAGGCTCTACGAGGTGGAGCGAACGAGCGGTACGAGACGGCGCAGATTGTCGCTGACATCATGGACCGGCTTGATGCGCTGGAGAAGAAGCCAGCGAAGAAACCGGCGAAGGAATAGCAGCGCGCACAACCAACCTACCTTGGCGCGACGGGGTCAGAAATGGCCCCGTTTCGTTTTGTGGGTTGACTTCTTCTCTCAGATACCTATAATAATATTATATGCATCAAGGAGGCAGCAGATGAACGACACATCAGAGAGAGCGAAACTGAGAGCCGAAGTGGAAGCAGGATACCTCAAGCGCATCAATCACGAACTCACGGATGAGGAAGCAAGCGACTATCAGGAGAAGGATCGCCTACTGTTTGCGCTTGACAAGGCTGACTTCAGGAACGAATCATGATCGCAACAGACCGCGAGAGGCAACGGCAAGTCGTAGCACGTCACCGTCACCAACACAAGCCAAAGAGTAGATGGCAGTCTCCTAAACACCGAGAGGGCGATCACGTCCAGGTCGATGCAGGTCTAGTAGGCTTGAGCGGTCCTTCAATGGTTGAGGTGGTGATTGTGAACGATCCGAGATCACAAGCGCCGTTCATCTACGGGATCGAGTTGGTGACAGATCGCGGTGTGATGTTGTGGGCGAACGAGCGAGAGCTGTACTAGGAGGCATGATGGGAACATGTATTTGCGGCGCAGTATTCACAGAGTATGAACAGCTAGAGGATGGCGTGTTGTATACGTGTTCCGAATGCGGTGCTACCGAGTTCGAACCGTTTGATGAGGAGGTATGATGTATCCAGGATACAAGCCGGTTCACATCTTCAACTATTCGCTGAAGATTGACGGGAAGCAAGTCTATCACAACGCAGGCCGCGAGGAGTATTCCATCGAGCGCGATCACGCATACCTTGTGCAACCAACCGAATCCGAGCAAGCGATTCTAGACCATTCGCTGGCATGGGAGAAGGCAGAGCAAGACGCGCAAGACCGCCGCGACGATGACGGGAAGGGGATGGGGCGATGAGCGAAACAAAGACAGAAGCAAGGATGGCCTACGTTGGTAGGTGTCCACAATGTGGAGCAGTTCATGCCTTCATGATGGACGATCAGGAGCTATGCGGAACGCTCCATGTGGCGAACGCTGTCCGTGACTTCATCCGGACAGGTTTGGTAATCGACCGTATTGACGTTGCTGTTGTTCGTGCAGAATTATCAAGATGCGAATGTATGGGGCCGTGGGAAGAAGATCACGCGACCTTTGTCAAAGGATTGCTCGATGAAGCAACTGAATCATTGCGTGACTCGGGTAAGGCATATGACGAACTTCACAATGTCTTCTTCAAGATTGATGAGGCAAGAGAAGACCTGGAGTTCTATTTGGACAACCGACCGGAAGAGACGGAAATTGTGATGGACAATGCAACGCCGTTGCTGGACGCGGCTAAAGCAGCTTGATGTCTTTGTCGATATATAACAATATTACAGACATAGGAGGTGTCTATGCAGACTCAAATCCCTTTCGTTCTTGACGATGAAAAACATGCTGTTCACCGAGAGTATCTGAAGAATTTGCCGAAGAACACGCGCAGTGAATTCATTCGCGATGCGATCCTTGAGAAGATCAAGCGCGAGAAGATCAAGCGCGAAAAGAAGTAGCCTAAGGAGGCACAGATGCCTATTAAACAACTGCCACCGGCACCATCGATTGAGACGCTGGACAGGCTAGAGCTGTGGCCGTATGTACGCCGTGCGCTCGGGCTGATCCACGCTGTTCATCCTCTTGATGAGAAGAGGCACGACGAGGACGGCTTGTATGCTTGGACGGTCAATGACAGCAAGTACGTGGTAAGGGTAGCTGAGGACATAGACGGCATTCTCGGCTGGGAATGTGAGTGCCCGAGCTGGGAACACCAAGGAGAGCAGCACGGAGGCCACTGCAAGCACACGCTTGCTGTCTGTCTGCAGGATGAAGCCTACCGCGAGCGAATCTGCGAAGCACTCGAAGAGCGAGTGGATGAAGGATGAGCGAGAACCTAGCAACGTGGAATGCATTATGCAGGCCACCCGCAGACGCGCTAAAGAAGATCGGCGGCGGACGCTTATCGGGTATGACAGACATCAACCCTCAGTGGCGATTGCAGATGATGACGGAGAAATTCGGACCTATCGGCATTGGCTGGTATTACGAGAAGCAGGCACATTGGACGGAGCAAGGTTCGCCATTGCCAGGAGTTGAGCCAAGCGTTCAAGGTGAGCTCATGTGCTTCGTAGACATCAATCTCTATGTGAAAGAAGGGGACGGATGGTCAGCTCCTATCTTTGGTAGTGGTGGCTCCAAGCTGATTGAGAAAGAGAAGAACCACTACTACAACAACGATGAGGGTTACAAGATGGCGACCACTGATGCCCTTAGCGTGGCCATGAAGGAACTTGGCGTTGCTGCTGACATCTACAAAGGGCTATGGGACGGATCGAAGTATAGAGATATGCAACCAGTGAAGCCAGAGGATAACGCGCAGAGTCAAGCGATAGCCGATTGGCAAGAGAAGTGTGGCCCAGCTTGCACGACCGTTGACGGTGCAAAAAAGTGGTGGGAGGACAACAAAGAACAGATCAAGTCAGACTGCGGAGAGGTTGGCGCGGCTGACAGTGTCTATCCTATGTGGGCCACGTACTACGAACGATTGAAGTCGGAGGTAGCGGAATGAGCGATAGGAAGAAGCATCTAGACTCTCAGCCAGGAGATATTCCTGGCCGCGGCTGGATCAATAAATGCATGGCGAACTCTATCCTAGAGACATTCGACATCAAGGAGATCTCTCCTATGACGTTTGCCTCAAGCATTAAGAACGACGCCAACAATATCGTATCCTCACTCGGGGTTGTCAACGCAGGTCTTCTTATCGGCGCGTTGAAGGAAGCAGTAAGGGAGGCGGAATGAGGATCATCAACTGTGAACAATACTCGCCGGAATGGTGGGCGGAACGCCTCGCCCATCCAACGTCTTCTCAATACTCGAAGATCGTCACGAGCAAAGGAGAGCCGTCAAAGCAACGCACAGCCTACATGTACGAGCTTGCGGCTGAACGATTGACAGGGAAGCAGGAAGACACGTTCATCTCTATCGCAATGCAGAAGGGGGCTGAGCGCGAAGGCCTCAGCCGTCAGGTGTACGAGATGGAGAACGAGATCGAAGTTGTTCAATGCGGGTTCTGTCTCAGCGATTGTGGCAGATGGGGCGCAAGTCCTGACGGGTTGGTTGGCGAGGACGGGTTGGTCGAACTGAAGAACCCTCTCGGCAAGACACAGGTTGAGCGGCTATTGACGGTTGATCCGAAACTGCCGACAGCGTACATCCAGCAGGTGCAAGGCCAGCTACTCGTCACTGAACGCGAATGGTGCGACTTCGTATCGTACGTTCCAGGCTTGCCGTTGTTCGTCCTGCGAGTTGAGCCTGATCGTGAGTTCCTTGCGAAGCTGGAAGCGGCGTTGGTGGAGTTTTGTGAGGAACTAGATGAGATCTGCAAACGTCTAGCGTAGGCACAGGGGGCGGGGTTTCGTTCCGGGGTTATCCCTGCCCTCGAAAGATGTACGACCTCCTTTGTGACGAGGGAGCGTTGGGAGCGGGGTGTGGAAACGCGCCCCGCTTTCCTTGCTGGTTGACTTTGTGTATGTAAGTTGTTACACTGTAAATTATGACGGATACCAAAACAATCGGACAGCAGATCAAGGGAGCGCGTGAGAACGCCAGGCTTACTCAGGCAGAACTCGCCGCGAAGCTACAGTACGGAACGCAGCATATTTCCAACCTTGAATGTGACAGGTATACTCCGAGCATGCGGTTTATCTCAGATATTGAAAAGGTGTTGAACGTAACGCTTGTTACTGAGCATAAAAATTACGAGCCATACGGTAAGAAAATCCAAGTCAGATTAAGCAAAAAATTAAGGGGACGGATTCGGAGTGCAATCAAAGGAAACTATAAAGCAGGAAGTGCAGTGCGTGATCTTGGCTGCACAATACAACAATTGAAAACATATCTTGAAGAGCAATTCAAGCCAGGAATGACTTGGAATAATTGGAACTATCGTGGATGGCACATAGATCACATCAAACCGCTGGCATCGTTCGACCTTACAGACAGAGAACAGTTCAAGGAGGCGTGTCACTATACAAATCTACAACCGCTATGGGCAGAAGAAAATTTCAGCAAGGGTGCATCTTTGGAGGTGACTTAATGACAACCATCGGAGAGCGGATCAAGTCAGCCCGCGAAGGAGCGAATCTAACACAGGCAGAACTTGCAGCAAAGATAGGCTACTGCGCTCATCATATCTCAAACCTTGAGTGCGACAGGTACAAGCCAAGCATGAGGACGATCGCCGCGATCGAGCGTGCGTTGAAAGTCAATCTAGTCAAATAGGAGGCACGAAATGAAGGAACGACTGAAAGTAATCGAGCTGCAGTGTCAGAATATCATGCGCGCGAAGTTCGTGAAGATCAAACCGGACGGCGCGCCGGTCGTTGTCATCGGGGGAAACAACGGGGAAGGCAAAACATCCCTGATCAACTCCCTTGTAGTCGGACTGTGCGGGAAACGTGAATGGGTGAAAATGCCAGTCTCGAAAGGAGAGCAGTCAGGCGCAGTACGGATCGGGCTTGGGAAGAAAGGCGAGAAGCCGCTGTATATCGTCACGCAGCTGATCAATCCGGACTCACTGAAGATTGAGCGTACGGATGGGCAGCCGCTTGGTGGCACACCACGCGCCGTACTGGACGCAAAGCTAGGACAGCTCGCGTTCGATCCGATGGCACTGATACGGATGAAGCCCGAAGAGCAAGCCGAGCTTGTGCGTAAGGTCTACGGCATTGATACAGCCGCTATCGACGTTGAGTACAAGGTGGTGTATGAAGACCGTCGACAGGCGAACTCTTCACTGAAGGCACAGAAGACGATCCTTGACGAGTACGCGCTGATGGACTTCTCGAAGCTGCCGGACGAACCGATAGACGTTGGCGAGGCAATGAACAAGCTGACCGAGATCAAGGATGACAATGCGGCGAAGCAGCGAGAGCATCAGCAGCGTGGGCAGGATGTTGTCAGAGCCCAACAAGGTCTCGATGCAGCGAAAGCAGATCTAAACACAACGGAAGCAAGATTGGAAGAGCTGCGGAGACAAATAGAAGATGTTGAAAACGCGTTGGAGACGGATAAGGTTGACGTTACCACCAAAGAAAAAGAACTGAAAGCCGTCACCAAACTCAACGTCGAACCTGAACTCACATCAACAACCGAACTCGAACAGACGATCAGCACAGCCGGACAGGTTAACTCCGCTCTCGATCAAAAGGCAAAGGCCGAGCATCAGAAAGAGATCGTCGGCTTGATCGAGACGAACGTCGCGAACCTCAACGCGAAGCTCGAAGAGCTGACGTCATCGAAATCAGCCGCTCTCGTCGAAGCAGAGCTACCGCAAGGGCTTTCGTTCGCTGAATCGGGGCTAGAACTAGGCGGTATCCCGTTCGAGCAAGCAAGCACGACTGAGCAGATAACAATCGGATTCGAGCTTTCGATCAAAGATGACCCAGAAATCGGCATCACTTGCGTGCGAGATGCGTCCTTGCTGGACAAGAAACACCGGGCGTATATCGAGGACCTTGGTGAGGAGTACGGGATGCAGGTGGTGTTCGAGGTCGTGGGCGACGAGGATCCCAACGCGTTCATCATCGAGAATGGAGAAGTGATCCGAGTGCCGGGTGGAATTGAGGAGGAAGGCGATGTGTAGACCCGCAAGTTTCATCGTAACCAAGGATGCAGTTCTGTGGTCAAAGACTTCCGATAGACACGAAGACATTCTCCAAGAATTCGGAATCAAGGACATCGCTCTGCCGCCAGCCTTTGTGCGAGTAGAGCTAGTGCCTAATGATGGGCTGCTTTGGACTGATCCTGATGGATGGACCTTCAACATTGACCAGGACTCGTTCCCAAAGTGGTGGAGCGCTGGTAAGGCCGAGAAGAAGGTGCGCTCGGTTGCTCTAAGATGGCAGGCCGAGAAGGTTGTCAAGCCCGGAGAAGAATCCACCAGAGAGAAAGCATACGTCTACGGCACCGTTCAGGAGGTCTTGAGCGGCGGCACCGTTCAGAAGGTCTTGAGCGGCGGCACCGTTCAGAAGGTCTTGGGCGGCGGCACCGTTCAGGAGGTCTTGAGCGGCACCGTTCAGGAGGTCTGGGGCGGCGGCACCGTTCAGTTTTATACAAAGCCTGATCTGTCCATCCTTCAAGATCCTAATGCAGTTCTGATTGATCGTTCTGGAGAGAAGGTCCTGTGTTATGTAGGAAAACAAGCATGAACTGCGCACGGCCGGGGACCACTACAGTTCCCCCCAGAACTGCCCCGGCCCTGCCTCCTTGGGAGGATTGAGATGATCGAATGCAAAGCGTGTGGCGGTCGCTGGCCGAAGGATCAATACGAAGAGCTACGCCCTGTGGACGCATCGATTGGATGGTGTCCGAGTTGCGGAGAGGATGGAGAATGCGAGGAGGCATGATGCTTAGATGGTTTCGTGAGCGCAGAGAGCAGAGAGAAAGAGATAAACGCATAGTTGAAGAGATACACGAGTGGGCTAAGACGCCAGATGGGATCGAGGCAACTATCAAGATGTCTATTGCTCTTGGCGTGTTGCCTAAGGATCAGTTGGATTCTAGCACGTGACTTGCTATAATTGATGTTGCGGGGTGGTCCCCCGGGACGCCTTGCGTGTCCGTCATTCAGCGGCGGGCCGCCCCCACATCTACTGAATGAGGTGGTATCATGGCAGTACAAGAGAATCAGAATCCCAACACGTGGATTGATGGCGATGGAAAATGTCGGCATGTACCAAACATCCATTCGTCTCTCACGCAAACAATGGACGGCCGCAGGATCTATTACTATGTGATGCACCGTGATGGATATGCGTGCAAGGTGTGTGAGGCTACAGAAGAAACCACATGTCTGCGAATAGATCACGTCCGCCCAAGATCTCGCGGCGGGTCACATCATCCAAACAACCTGCAAGTCCTGTGTGAGCATTGCAACTGCGTGAAGGGTGGGTGGATCGATTATCGTTTTGACAAGATGGTTGAAGTGTTGAGCTCCCGTATTCTCCAAGAACATGCTGATGTTATGCCAGAATTGCTTGCGGCATTAGTAACGGCAACCCTCGTGAAACCATCCTCTGTTGAGCGATGGAATCTCGCAGCATCAAGCAGGTGATGTAATGGCCTACGGAGAGGTCCAAGGGAAGACCTGGAGGAGTCCTAATATCCGCGGCCTGACTGATTCGCAGAAGTTAGCATGGCCGTACTTCCTATCCAACAAACACTCCAACATGCTCGGATATTACGAGCTCCCTATCCCGTACATGGCAGACGATCTTGAGTGGTCTATCGAGAAGTCTGAGAAGGTAATCAAGAAGCTCGAAGAGAGAGGATTGATTGCATACGACCGTGCCGCGCAAATCATCTTCGTCTGCAAGTATATGAAGTACAACTCGCTATCGAGGGGGGCGCGGGAGACGGGTGCGATCACGCGACTTGACGACCTGGTTGACTCACCTCTGCTTGTGAGGCTGTCAGCAGCTATCAATGAATGGCAACCACGATTGGAAGACCTCATAGCCTGTCTAGAGAAACGATGTCCTGACCTGACTCTATTTGGAGACCAGCCGGACTCCTCAAGGAGTCCAAGTGGAGACATAGTTATAGTTACAGAAGAAGATAAAGAAGGAGTTAAGTCTTACAAATCAGCCAAAGGCAAGATCCTCAAGGGCGAAGTTCTCGAACGCTTCGAATCATTCCTCACTGCGTTTGGTGACCGAAGAGGCAAAGCCGACGCTGCGGACTCGTGGTTCAAGCTCAAGCCAATGCCAGCCGAGCTGTATGCCGAGATCATAGCCGGGGCTGAAAGGTACGCGATCAAACGGGCGGCGATGAAGAACGGGTCAACACCGAAGATGGCGCAAGGGTGGTTGACGAGCAGGCGATGGGAAGACAAGACGGGTACATCGAACCCGACGATCCATCAGAGGGACGCGAGCGAGTACGAGAAAGCTTTTGACAAGGAGGAACGATGAAGACTGAGGCGATTAAGAAATGTATTATCGGATACGGTTATGGAACAGGTGCTAACTGCTCGCCTACGCCGCTCGCGCTTGAAGCTGAAGACGAACTTGAAGCCCTCGAAACCGCGCTGGCTGTGAAGAAAGCTGAGAACGCCTCGCTGGTGGGGGCGATAGAAGGGGCTTTGCGCATCAAACAACTGTGGAGGTATCCAGACGATGTGATGCCGCAGCATGAGGGTGAAGCCGCTGCGATAACAGAGATGGAGGGATCATTTGAATTAGCCCTCTCCACCGCTCCAACAGGGAAGGTGCTTGTTGGTGGCCGCACTGCGAAAGTAGTCCAGGGAGGCAAGTTCTTTATT